CCGGCTCCGTTACCGGCTTCATGAGCAGTCCGCCGCTGTATTGCAGCCCAAGCAGATGCAGGCCGTTTGTCAACGCCTCGCGTGATATCGTCCAGGCTTCGTCATATCCATCCTTGATCGCCTGCGTCAGAAACCGCTCAATCGGCGCTCGATCGTCTGGAATGGAGTTAAATTCTTCGGCGATGTAATGGCAGAGGTCATCAGTGGTTGGCATTTAGCCACCTCCAGTTAAAAGTGGACTGCCGCCATAAAAGCGCACCACCAGATACAGAGCGAGAATGATGGAAAGGGCGATTGCGAGCTTCATTCTGCACCGCCTGGAACTTCGCATTCGAAGCGCGGTTCGTAGGCCCCATGGCCCTCAATCGAAATTCGCGCGGCTAGGTCAGCCATCAGCGTTCCTCCGCACTGGAGAGGTTGGGGCGGTTGCACGAGATCAAAGCCCTGCCAATCGCCTCCGGAATTTGAGGCAGGATGGAGTTGCCAAGAGCTATTCTTGCAGCTTCGTCCATCCCGGTGGGTAACCCATAAGGAATTCGAATTGCGTTCGCGTAGGCTTCTGCGGTCCAAAGGCCAGCACATAGTTCCGGCAGCTTGGCCAACTTCTGCATCGAGGGCGCATTGAAATTCGCTTTCGTTGTAGGGGTGTGCAATGGCCCACCAACGGCTTCGACCATGGGGCGCCCCGCAGTCATCTGCCGATATATTTCTGACTGTGACGGAATAACCATTTCTTCGTAAATCAGTGGCGGCATTTTCGACCGGCTCCTTCTGTACATTTTCAGCGATGACGATCGCGGGTTTATTGATGAGCACCACTCGCAGCATTTCCGGCCAAAGGTTTTCGGCAACTCGGCGCCCCCGTGAGGCTGTGCTGAAAGGCTGGCAAGGGAACCCGCCGCAAATGACATCACAACCAAAAAAATGGATCATGCGGATGTCATCTATTTGAGGGACATGGGGCCAATGCTTGTGCAGGATCGCTCTTTGAAAGCCTCGGATTTCGCAGAATGCGGCTGTCTTGAAACCTCCCGCACGGTCCAACCCAAGAGCGAAGCCGCCTATTCCGCTAAACAGGTCGAGCACCTTAAGCGTAGCCATCCCGTCAGCCCTTCTCTTCTGTGGTGCGGGATCGGACGAGGTACGCTTGAAAAGCCCGCTCGGCCTGTTCCGCGTTCTGAATACCGCCGTGCGCCACAGCAGCCATGAATGCCTTTCGCAGATCATTCACCTCCACCGCCTCTCTCGCGGGTACTGGTGCGAGGGCGGCGCGTTCCTGCCAAGCTGCGTGAGCACAATTCTCCATCGTCAGGGTGAAGATAGGGTCCGCCTTATGCCCGCTCTCTTCCCACCAAGCGTGGAAAGCCGCCCATTCGTTCTCTCGACGGGTTTGCTCACTCACGGCTGTGGCGGGTGGTGTAGGTGCGAGGGCGGCGCGGGCGAAGTCCATGTCATCGTCGTATTGATCATTCCATCCTTGTTTTTGCCCGTTTCGAACCAGCCGCGTTAACGCCGCTCGCAATCGTTCACTGTCGGCTTGGGTGGCTTCCGTAGCGGGTTGGCTGGATGCGATGGCACCACGAAACGGTGCCCCAGCATCGTCGCGAATTTCGTTGACGATGGCTAAGTCATCGGCACCAAGCAGTGTCTCTCCGGTTGCCTCGTTCATACTGTCGATGACACTCAATAGGAACGCGATGTCGCACCGATGCTTTTCCGTGGCACCATCACTCACGGCTGTGGCGGGTGGTGTAGGTGCGCTCCCTGCTCCATCGCATCGCATACAAACTCGACCGTCGTACCCGACACCGGTTCCGTCACATCGAACACAGCGGCCCGTCTTGTCTGGTGGTGTAGGTGCGCTAGACATGGCGGCTTCGATAATATCGGCCACTACTTCGCGGCGCTCGCGGTCATCAAGACCAGAGCAGCCTCCTTCAGAATACCGTGCAAGACCGGCTTCGATCATTTCCTCTGTTATGGTCACGGCTGTTCTCCTGGAATGCTGGAGGTCTCATTCTCCCACGGGACGCGAGAAGCAAACGCTTCGCTAGCGACATCCAATGCCTTGAGGGCTTCTGGTGATTGATCTTCGAATGCGACGATGCGAGCCGCAATAACGAGCTTGGCAACATCGTCAGGCACCGACGCTTCCGTATCGGCTAGAGCTTCACGGGCTTTGTTGCCGCAATCGTCCAACAACGTTTCTTTGGGTGACCATTCAAGGCCGCCGTAGCGTTTGTTAGGTTTCATGCTCCATGCATCGCGATAAAACGTCAGAGCTTCGCGCACCTTCGTTTCCTCGGTCATGTCTGGTCTCCTGAGATTTTTGCGGCTGCTTCGCGTGCGGATCGCGCCATCCAATCCTCGTTCTCAGCTTGGTCTAGTCGAGAATGCCGAGGATAGTTTCCTATCCGCCGCAGCGCCTCCACGGCCTCGGCTAGCTTGCGCTCTGCTGTCTCGGCTCGGGTGGTGGCTTCAATGGCGCGAGCTTTGTTCGAGGCTGCGAGATTGTGGTTTTCGAGCGATAATAGTTGCGCCGCGTCTCGCTCGGCTTCCGCCTGGGCGGCGGCCTTCAGTGAAATGGTCATGTCTGCTCCTTCCTCGCTTCAAAAAATATGCGCTTGAGACGCAAGCCAAGCCTCGTCCGCTCCTGGTCCGCCTTGCGCAGCATCGACAGGATCTTGTCAATCTCCGCGACACTCAACGGGACAGGGTATTCAACGCGGGTGCGCCTCATCGAACATCCTCCACGCTGGCCCGCTCGACGCGCGGCATGGAATGCGCAGCAAGGCCAAGGCACAAGGCTACACCCATAAGCGCCACGGTTGCCATAGCAAAATAATAGCGGTTTTTGGCGCGCGTCTCCTGGGCGAGATCTTCGTTAATTTCGAGCGCGACCGGATGCAGATCGATCCTGACCGGCTCCGGCCATGTGATGCGCTCCAGTTCTTCGCGCTCTTGCTGCCATACGCGGCGGTAGTCATCAAAGCTTGGCATGGTGGTTCTCCTCGTGGTGATTTTGATTTACGTTTTACGCCAATCCATCTCAATACTAGCCTCGGCTTCAGACCGTGGGGCATCGCGACAAAGCACACTATCCCCGTCAAGATGGTACACGGTGAAGCGCCCGCTATCTTCGGTAATATGGTGACCTGTATCTAAGGTTCCGTCGCACGACGCCCCGAATGATCCATTGCGGCGAATATAAAGCTTTGCACCCATCAAAACCACCTCCTTACGGGATATCTTGAATTCCTGCGCGCCGATCGGCCGGCGCCCGTGCTTCATCTCTTCGCGCGTGGCGGCAATACGAGCAAGCCGGGCGTCCTCTAGGCTGTTGGCTCCGCCGCAAACGCGGTTGCCATCTTCAAGCACAAGCTCGAAGGCGTGTGTAAATCCATGTGCGGCGATGATGGCGAACTCGGTCATGTTATTCGACCCCCATCAATGTGCGTGCTGCGGCGGATGCGCGGGCGGCGTCGCGCTGGTGCTGAAGGCAATAGCCGGCGCTGTATTGGTAATGCGCCATCGGCTCGCTGTAGCCATCCGCCCGCCAGCGCTCCAGGTCGACGCGATAGTGCTCCATCATCATCGTATGATGCGCGGCCTTTTCCTGCAAGATGCAAGCGGCTTCGTGGATCGGGGTGACGTTGATACTATCGCAGTATGGGGTGTGAATGCCGGTCGGCAGCGTACGGCCTACGGTAATAAGGGCAGTTATGGTGCTCATGGTTATCTCCTCCGGGTGTCTGTCTAGCCCTGGCCACACTCATAATCAAAAATGATACTTTCTGGCAGGCACCCCATTTTTGTACACAGTTCATGATCACCTGTCAACCGGAAAATACATACAAAATGGTATGATCTAAATCTATAGGGAATGGCCGGTAAATGATTTCGAAAACTTTTATTCTATAACAGGATATATACAAAACGGCGTGCACAACTATATACAAATTGGCCGAAAATAATAATATCAGTTACATAGGTCGGTTGTGTCGATGGGGTGATCAGGATGTATAATCAGGGCAAAAAGCCAGAAAGTATCATAAAATGGGCTTAAGTGATTGAATTCATTGAGGTTGGTTATTTGTATCATTATAAATGTACCGTTTTGTATATATCCGGCTATAAAACGAAACATAAGCAAACCATTTACTGGCCCACTTTTATAGACTATTATTTGCAACTCTAGGATAGGCGTTCTACGGATTGACCAAAATAGGGCGCAGTGATAGCGTTGATCCTCAATTCGCGAGGAAAACTGCCAAAATGAAAACCCTTATTTACCGACCGGAGGCATGTATCGCTCTAGATGGCCCCGTAAACCGGCCTGCGAGCCTCGCCAGACGCGACGAGCGTGTTGGCTGGTACCTAGTATCGCAAATTTCTTCGCGCTCGTCTACGGGCTTCTGTGTGGACGAGGTGATTTCATGAGCGGGCGTGATTTTGAGATTGCCGCGCTGGTTTATGGGCTGGTTACGCTCGTGCTCCTGACGGTCGTCGCTCTGGTGCTCGGCGATCGAGTTGCGGTGCTGCTCATGCTTGGTGCCGTGTGCTCGGCGTATGTGTGCCAGGCGGCGTTTGCGATGGCCATCACCGCTCGCGAAGATTGGCTAGTTAAGATGGCATCGGCCACATGGGCCGCGTCGGTGATCTTCAGCGTTGCCGCCGTTTGTCACCTGGTGGTGACATGACAGAGGTCCAGATCTACATCATCGTCGTTCTCGGCTGCGCGCTGTTCTGGACGGCTATCATACAGGCGGCTATCAGATGAACGAATATCCCCTCGCCCTCGCACCTGGCGACAAAGACGAAACGCTCCGGCCGTGGCTCGCTCACGATTGGTCGCCGGAAGAGGAGCTATTTGCCCGCGAGTATCTGCGCACGCTATCGCAGGCCAAGGCATACCGCCGCGCCTTCCCGATCGAGACGAGCGAAATGCCGACCGAACGCGATCTGCATCTGAAGGCGGATAGCTATCTGCGCCAGCCGTGGCTCATTGATTTCGTCCTGTACCAGAACGAGCTTGCCGCCGCGCAGCTAACCACGGACAAAGAAACCGTGCTCGGCGAGCTTGCCAAGGTTATGCACGCCAACCATCTCGATTATCTGAATGATCACGGCGAGATTGATCTAAGCGGCGTGACGCGCGCCCAGGCGGCGGCCATCCAGGAAATCACGGTTGATCTGTCCTACGACAAGGATGGTCTGCCAGCCGGCAAGCGCGTAAAGCTGAAACTGCACGACAAGGCACGCGCGGTCGAGATGCTTGGCCGTCACCACAAGCTGTTTACAGACGTGATCGAAACGAGCAATGTAGCGGAGGAAGCCGAGGAGCTTCGTCGCTATAGACTTAGAGCAAAGCAGGCGCGTGGACCTGTCGAAACCGAGGACGATGACAATGATGACTGATGATGACGCCACCGATATCTATGACATGCTGACTGAGCACCGCGAGCCGATGATCGGCCTTGACGGCTCGCCGCCGCCTGATCTGCATGACCCTACCGAAGCCATCGCCGCCGCCATGACCGCCATGCAGCTTCGCAACGGGCAGGCTATCCGCAATCTGCTCGACATGTATTTCGGCCGCTGGTGCGCTGAAGAGGCGAACAGGCAGGGCATGGGCTTGCTCGCCCATTTCAAACTGCGCGCTCGCAACGACGTGTCGCACGCGGCGCTTGCCAACGACTGGCTTGGCCGTGAGCGTCTCGGCCGGAGGGTAGTCCATTGACCGGCTACGGCGAGACATCGGCGGTTGAGGAGTTTGTGAATGTTCACGCTCGGCACTGCCGCATTGGCAAGGTGACGTTGAAGCTCGACGTTGTGCCTCCGATTAGCGCGCTATTCCGCCACTTCGACCGCGCCACGGCCAACACGGACTTTGCCACGGCAAACCAAAAGCCGGGCTAACCCATGCTGGACTACGCCGCCATAGACGAGCGCAAGCTTGACGCCATCTATCGCCAGACGTGCGGCGAGCTTGCCGAAGATCCGCTGGAATGGGTGAAGTGGGCATATGATTGGGACTATGGGGAGCTTAGCGGCCACCATGGTCCTGATGTATGGCAGGCCGGGTTTCTGCGCGATTGGGGCGAGGAGATCCGTCTTAGAGGCTTTGACGGCCATGCGCCTGTCATGCCTTACCTTACGTCCACGGTATCAGGCCACGGCGTTGGCAAGAGCGGGCTGGTGTCGATGGTCTCCGGCTTCATCCTCTCGACCAGGCCGTTCTGTCGCGGGCGCGTGACGGCGAACAGTATCCCGCAGCTCGAGACCACGACATGGCCGGAGATTGTTAAATGGATGCGGCGATGCAAAACCCGGCGCTGGTTTCGCATGACATCAGGTCGTGGCGCGATGAAGATCGTGCATCGCAACAATCCGGAAACGTGGCGCCTCGACGGCATGGCGTGGGACGCAAGCCGGCCGGCCGCGTTCGCCGGGCTTCATGCGTCCACATCGACCGTGTTCTATATCCTGGACGAAGCAAGCGAGGTGCCGCGCATTATCTGCGAGACGGCGCAAGGCGGTTTGACGGACGGTGAACCGATGATGTTCATGTTCTCCAACCCGACCAAAGCCAGCGGCTATTTCTTCGATAGCCACCACGAGATGCGCCATCGCTTCAAGACGTACAACGTTGACAGCCGCACGGCGAGGATGACGAACAAAGTCCTGATTAACCAGTGGATCGAGGATCACGGCCTGGATAGTGATTTCGTCAAGGTCCGCGTGCTTGGAGAATTTCCGGTGACATCTGACAAGCAGTTCATACCGTCCAACATCGTGACCGCCGCACGGGACGAAAAGCGCGAGGTGCTGTTCTCCACGATCGATCCAATCATTGTAGGCGTGGACGTGGCGCGCTTCGGTTCCGATGAAACGACGGTCTACATCAGACGCGGGCGAACTGCTCGGTGGAAAGATCCGATGATCTTTCGCGGTCTCGATACCCACCAGCTATCATTGCGCCTGAAGGCTCTGGCCGACGACATCATGCCAGACGCAATCAACGTGGACGGCGGTGGCGGCCTGGGCGGCGCCGTGGTCGACAACCTGCGCAACTGGCAGGTGCCGAACGTCAATGAGGTGCATTTCGGCGGCGTGTCTCCAGAGGACGATTACGCTGACATGGCTACGTACATGATGGCGTCTATCCGCAAGTGGCTGCAAGGCGAGGGCGTGACTATCCCGAATGATCCGGTTCTATCCCGCCAACTTACCAGCCGCGAATACAAGATGGTTCAAGGCAAGCGTGGGACGGCTATCAAGATCGAAAGCAAGGACGAAATGCGCGAGCACCAGGACAAGAAGGAAAGCCCGGATCGCGCCGATGGTCTCGGCCTTACGTTTGCCGTTCCGGTTGGCCCGCGTGATGTGGAGCGCACCAGGCGCGAAATCAGTGGCGAGCGGTTCTCAAACGTGGTAGGCATTGATTGATAACCGGAGCGCCTTCGCATGACACTGCTTATCATCATCCTGCTCGTGCTGATCCTCGTTGGTGGCCTGCCTACGTGGTCGTATAGCACAAATTTCGGTTATGGCCCGAGCGGCCTAATCGGTGTCGTGCTCGTCATCCTTCTTGTCCTCTTTCTGATGGGCAAGATTTAACCCGAGGAAACTGCCATGAAACTTTACATGATCCTTTACACTATGCACGGCATCGGCGGCGTATGGGGGCCATTGCCCTATGACGCTCACGAGTGCCTGCAACGTATCGCCGTCTGGCAAGTACAGACCGATACAGTGGCTGCAACCGGCATCGGCGTAAAAGGCAACACGGTCCCGCCAGACGCGCAGGCCGAATTGCAAAACTGGCGCATGGCCTGCGAGCTTCATGCGCTGACGCCACAACTGAGCGGCGGCGAAAAGTAATGGACCTTTCATTGCAACTGAAGATCTTCGAGCTTTACGCCACAGGCATGACGCCGGCCGGCATAGCAGAGCGTACCAACGTTTCGCGCGCTGAAATCTGCCGCATGACCGGCCACGTGCATCACGAGATGAGCGCCCAGGCGAAAGAGGAGTGGGATAACCGCCTGACTGGCGGCGTCAGAGGGCTTGACTGATGATCGGCCTTTACAACGAACACATGAGCGACGTATTCGACAAATACCACTTGGACGGCGCACCGTTCGCTGCGGTCCTGCATCGCTTCTCCGATATCGACCACGGCGACCCACACGATCATCCTTGGGGGTTTCGTAGCATCATTCTTCACGGCGGGTATGTCGAGCGTGTGTTTAATCGACTGAACGGCACGAGCCGCCTGATACCTCGCGAGGTCGGCGACAGCTTCGAAATACCTGCGAAGCATATCCACAGGATTGAGGAGCTACCGAATGGCGAGTGCTGGACGCTCGTCCTGCCGCGCGAGACGGAGCGCGTATCCCGTTTCTGGCAGTTCCGCGATAGTGGCATCTATTCTCGTGCGTGGCATGAGAAAGAGTGGACGCTAATGTCCTAGCAGTGCAGTGCATTTCCCTTAACCTGAGAGGAGAATGGCATGACCAATACAATCAACGGCACGAATGGCGATGATGTGATTTATGGAAGCAGTTCCGAACAAGACATCATGCGCGGCAACAATGGCGATGACCTGCTCGCCGATCGGGCCACCGATCATTTTGCCGGAACAGATAAGTTTTATGGTGGCGCTGGCAACGATGAGATGCGCAGCCTGTATGGTGGCGCGCTGATGGACGGCGGGGCCAATGCTGATACATACTTTTTCAAAGCTGGCAAGACAAACGATGTTGGTTGGGACGCTGAAGTATTTTGGACGCCAGGCGACTTTATGACGATCGACAACACAGACGACGGCGTGAACACCCAATGGATTGGCTTCGGCCATCATGAACTACGGATTACCGTCGATGTCGAGGGCGGGGTAACTTCCACCATCACCGTCCACAGCGATCCAGGCGAAGAGTTTAGCCTGAGCGATTTCGACTTCATCTAAGCGCTTGACCAATGCCGCGACGTGGCGCAGTATGATTGCGCAACCTCCCTAAGACTGTTTCCCCCGCACAAACTGCCCGGCCTTAGCGCCGGGCTTTTTATTGACAGCATGGCGGCGAGTGCGGTATGGCTGAGGTGGCCGCATGGGCGCTCCCTTGCCTCGCGCGTGAGGCGAACGCGGGCCACTAACTTTGAAGGAACTCCGGCATGTGCTTTGTCAAGACGCCTGACTACAATCCACCGGAGATCCAGGAGCCTGCAAAGATCGTAGATCCGCAGGTGCAACAGAAGCGAGACAGCACCGTAGCCAAGGCGCGCGCTGCTCAAGGCGCAAACTCCACGATCCTCACGGGCGGGGGCGGCGTCAACACGACGACAAAGACGCTATTGGGGCAATAATCCATGCCCGAACAGGTCAGGCCATTCACGTCGTTTCCGATCCCAAAGAACTACGGCGACCGCGATATCTGCACGACGCGCAAGGATAGGCTTGAGCGTATGCGGACAGAGCGCAGCGAGTTTCTGAGTGAGTGGAAAGACATCTCCGATTACATTCAGATCCGGCGCGGCAAGTATCTGCTTGACGAACAGCGCAAGTTTCGCCGCTCGAAAAAGGTGCTCAACGAAACCGCGACGTTCGCAAGCCGCACGCTCGGCGCCGGTATGCTCGCCGGTGTCTCCTCTCCCTCGCGTCCGTGGCTGAAGCTGACCACGCCTGACCCGGCAATGAATGAGTTTGCATCGGTCAAGCGCTGGCTAGACATTGCGCAACGGATGCTTTACCGCGCGTTTGCCGTCTCGAACTATTACCACGTCAAGCAAACTTCCTATCGTGACATGGGTGATTTTGGGCAAGGCCCAATCATCATGGACGAGGACTTTGAGAACGCGATCAACTGCATCGTGGCGTCGCCTGGCGAATACTTCATGGACATCGATTACCGCGGCATGGTCACGGTTCTCTATCGTGAATTCAAGTGGTCAACGATGCAGTGCATGCAGAAGTTCGGCTATGACAATTGCAGCCGCGTTATCCGTGAGACCTATGACCGCGGCGAGAAAAACGTTTTGTTCGACATCTGTCACGCGATCGAGCCAAACATCTATCAGGAGCGTGGCGCGCTCGGCGTGCGAGGAATGCCGTTTACGTCCGTCTATATCCACCTCGGATCGAGCGGCGATGACGCGGTTATGGAAGTCAAGGGCTATCACGAGAACCCGATCAGCGCGCCGCGGTGGGACGTGCAGAACGGCGACGTATACGGCGATGGTCCTGGCTCGCTCGTTCTCCCGGCCACCAAATCTCTGCAGGCGCTCGAAAAGCGCAACGGTCAGCTTATCGACAAGATGACGGCGCCGACGATGGCGCTTCCGCAGTCGATGCGGCGCGAGGTGCTGAACCACAACGCAGGTCAGCCGACGTATTTCCCGGACAACATGTTCGGGCAGGGCGGCAACGCGCGCGGCTATCAGCTATACCAGATCGACCCAAATGCGGTCACGGTGACAGAACAGCAGATCAACCGCCACGAAATGCGGATCAATACCGGCTATTTCACCGATCTATTTCTGATGCTCGAACAGTCCGACCGTCGCCAGATCACGGCACGCGAGATCGAGGAACGGCACGAAGAAAAGCTTATCGCGCTTGGCCCGGTGCTGGAGCGCACACATTATGAGGGGCTGAACGTTGAGGTCGATCGCGTGTTCGGCATCCTGCTGCGCAAGCGCGTTATCCCGCCGCCGCCGCCTGAGCTTGAAGGCGTGCCGCTCAAGGTCGAGTACACCTCACTGCTTGCCGTGGCGCAGAAGTCCATAGGCGTATCGAGCATGGAACGGTTCGCCGGCTTCGTTGGTAATCTGTCCGCTGGCAATCCTGCTATCCTCGATAAGTGGGATATGGACCAGACCGTTGATGAATATGCCGACCTAATCGGCGTGCCTGCTTCCACGGTGCGCAGTGACGAAGAGGCCGACAAGATCCGCAAGGAGCGCGAGAACCAGCAGAAGGCAGCGCAGGGCATGGCAGTGGCCGCTCAGGGCGCCGATACTGCCAAGGTGTTGAGCGAGACGGATACGGCGCGCGGGGGTAATTCGAACCTGCTTGCTGATATCCTCGGGAGCGCTGGCGCATGATTAGGTTTAAGGTAGACATGCTTGACATAATCTTGGTGGCGGGCGTCCTCTTGCTGTGGTGGCTGTCATGACCGTCAACATGGACGACGACGACATGACGCCAGCCGATCGCGATGAGGTCGCACTCAAGCGCGAGACGGCAAAGGCAAAGGATCGGCGCTATAGCTCCTCGCTTGGTGCCGTACTGTCCACGAAAGAGGGGCGTTGCGTGCTCTATCGCGTGCTAGAAAATTGCGGTATGTTCCGCGACTATCTCGGCGCCACCGGAGAAAGCACATCAGCCCTTGCCGGGCGCCATGTGGTTGCCGTCGCGCTCTGGAGTGAGCTAACATCGTTGTCAGCCGCCAACGTCGCGGACATGATCAAGGAGAATTCGTAATGAACATTTTCAAGTCATTCAATCCTACGTGGGCGCCTGAAGACGGCACGGGCAGCGATACGCCTCCTGCTGCTGCGCCTGCCGTTGAAGCCCCACCCGTAGCCGCCGCTCCTGCCGCTGCGCCTGGGGCCACGATCCTGACAGACAAGACCGCGCCGCCTGCGCCTGCTGCTCCGGCTGAATTCGTCGCCGATCCGGCCAAGACGGATGAAGAAAACGCAGCGGCCAAGGCAGAGCACGACGCCAAGGCAGGAAAGACGGAAGAAAAGCCCGCGAATGACTATCTCGGCGCGCCGGAAACCTACGATCTCAAGACGCCTGAAGGCTATGAAATCGACGCCGAAGTAAAGACCGAATTCGAGACGACCGCCAAGGAAATTGGGCTTAGCCAGAAAGGCGCCGAAAAGCTGGTTGCCATCCAAACCAAACTCCAGGAAAAGCAGGCGGAACGCACGGCGGAGACTATCGCCAATTGGGCCAAGGACGTGAAAGCGGACAAGGAGCTAGGCGGCAACGACTACGACGCCAAGATGGCCGTGGCGCGTGAAAGCCTCTCGACGTTCGGCGATGAGGAGCTAGGCGTGCTGCTCGATAAGACCGGGCTTGGCAATCATCCGTCAATGATCCGGTTCATGTATCGCGCCGGCAAGTCGATGGGCGAGGGCCGGGCCGAACGCGGCGGCGCGTCTGGAGCGAAGGAAGACGCGGCCACAATTCTTTATGGGAAGTAGGCTAGCGCGTCACAATAATATCGTGTAAAGCAAATGCATCATAGCCGTTCTGCCACGCGGTATCAGTTGACGAAACGAAAGGCAGAACGGCTATGGCCACTATTGGCAACACATATCTAAACCTCATTGACATGATGAAGTCCACCGAAGATGGCAAGACGATCGCCACCATCATCGAGCTTCTGAACCTCACCAACCCCATTCTTGACGACGCCATCGCGATCGAGTGCAACATGGGGACGTTTCACCGTCACACCATCCGCACCGGCCTTCCCACTGTCACCTGGGGCGAACTCTACAAAGGTACGCCGCAGAGCAAGTCCAGCAAGCAACAGGTCGATGATACGACCGGCTTCCTCGAAGCTCTTTCCACGGTTGACACTCGCCTCCTCGACATCTCTCCAAATGCTGCCGGCGTCCGGCTCGGTGAAGCCAAGGGCTTTCTTGAGGCCATGTCGCAGGAAATGGCAAGCGCTCTTTTCTACCGCTCTACCGCAACGGCGCCAGAAACCATTCTCGGCCTGTCGGCGCGCTACGGTATCAAGGGAGGCGCAGGCGCAGGCAACCAGATCGTTGACGCTGGCGGCGCTGGCTCCGACAATTCCTCAATCTGGTTCGTGACTTGGGGTGAAGACACCACGTCGCTGATCTACCCGAAGGGAACGCAGGCAGGTGTCAAGCGCGAGGACATGGGCAAACAGCGCATTCTCGACGCGCAGGGCAATCCGTTCTATGCGATGGAAGAAAAATTTACCTGGCACGCCGGCCTTACAGTCAAGGACTTCCGCTGGAATGCTCGTATCGCCAACATCTCGGCCGCCGCGATGGCTGCTGGCACGCTGAAGCTCTACGACTTCCTCGCTGCCGGTTACTACAAGCTTCAGGGCCGCCGCGTGGCGCGTCCAGGCGCTAATATCAAGGGCAGCCCGGCGTCGAACCTCGGCCGCACGGTTATCTATATGAACCGCGACACGCTGGCCTATCTCGACCAGCTTGGCCGCAACGCCGGAGCGTCTGACAGCTTCATCCGCCTGCGTCCGATGGAGGTAGCCGGCGAGGAAATCATGAGCTATCGCGGCATCCCGATCCGCGAAGTCGATGCCTTGCTTTCAACCGAAGCGCGAGTTGTGTAAAAGGACAGCAACTCAACCACAACTCGCAAAGGAATAGGTTCCATGATTTTCGACCGCACTCTAAAACTCTCGGACGCGCAGGCCATCACGGCAACGGCTGTTTCGACCAACATCATCGACCAGGGCGCGCCCGGCACCATCTACAAGGGCGCCGCCGCGCTGGCGCAGGATCTCGGCAAGGGCAAGCGGATCCCGCTTCTGGCGCAGGTCGTGGCGGACATGACGGCGGCTGGCGCTGCAACAATGCAGTTTCAGGTACAGACCAGCGTGGACGCGGCCTTTACCTCTCCAGTCATCCTCTACACGTCTGAAGCCATCCCGAAAGCCTCGCTGGTGGCCGGATATCAGATGGCTGTCGATATCATCCCGCGCCGCACGCTGCGCTATCTCCGCATGAACTACATCGTCGCCACTGGCCCGATGACGGCCGGCGCGGTCACTGCCGGCGTTGTCGCTGCTGTCCAGACGGCATATGTAGCTTAACAGGGAACTCCTCCGGCTCGGGGGAGTTCTTTTGCTATACGAAACATGAACGAGGATTACCGCCATGGTTGACGAAAATGTGTTGATGGTCGTGCTGAATGCCGTCAAGGCGCTCGACGCCAAGAAGGACAGCGACTGGACCGAAAACGGCAAGCCGTCGCTGAAGCGCGTCCGCCAGTTGGCCCGCAACGACACCATCACTCAGGCGCAGCTTGACGAGGCTGTGCCTGACGCTACCCGCCCGAAATTCTCCCAGGATTATCTCGAAGGCAGGGGTGAAATGTATGCCTCCGCCAAGAACGCCGACATGCCGGAGCTTCAGGACCCGGTATCGCAGGTGATGATGATCGCGACCAAAGAAGGTTATGCGTCTGGTTCGCTTCAGAAGCCCGGCGATATCTTCCTGTTCTCCGGCGTGCCTGGCTCGTGGATGCGCGAGGCGTCGAAAGAAGAGATCAAAGCTTACGACGCGAGCCGATCTCAAAGCTGATTGCTCTTGAACGAATATCTGATAACGTGACGGCGGGCTTAGACCCGCCGTTTTCTATAGGAGATTGCCGTGAAAGCCCTTGTCAGCGTTGCCCGCACTGAAGCCGATAAGAAGAAAGAGGCTGAGGCATGGGAGAAGCCGTCTACGTCGGCCATGGACGATTATCCTTATGGTCTGCGCCTCTATCTCGACAATGAGACAATTCAAAAGCTTGGGATTGGTGACTTCGATGCGGGAGATCCGGTGATGATCTGCGCTGAAGGCATGATTACGGAGGACAGCATCAATGTCGCCAACGGCGTTAAGCGCCGGTCGCTGTCTATCCAGATAACCAAGATCTGTCTGGATCAAGAGGGCGAGATGAAAGACGTAGCGACGGAGCTATATGGAAATGGCTAACATCGACAAAGTGAAGATCTGCAACATGGCCCTGGCGAACATCGGTTCAACGCCGGTTGCCAATATCAACGGCATGGACCCAAAGTCGATAGCACTCCGCAATCACTACGACGCCGCTCGGATCGAGGCGCTGGCCGCCGCACCGTGGTCATGCGCCACGAAGTGGAAAACAGGCGTCCAGGTTCCGTCACCTATGCCGCCTTGGAGCTTCGCTTATTCATATCCGGCCGACGCTCTGCGGGTGCATGAAATCCAGCGGACGACGGCGAATGAACGAACGGCGGCCTTCAAGGTCACGCGCAACGCGAGCGGCATCGGCAAGCAGATCAACACCAACCGTGATGAGGCCGTGTTTGTCTACTCGGTCGATACGGAAAACCCGGCTGAATTCGACCTTGATTTCGTTGACGCGCTGGCGTGGCTTCTCGCCTCTAAGATCGCAATGCCAATCACCAAAAACCAAAAGCTCCAGGACGGCGCGTTTCAGAAATGGACGATGCTAAAGGCTATCGCAAGCGCGGCCGATGCAAATCAAGATGAAGAAGAAACGGACACTGAACCGTTTTACCAGTCGGTGAGATAATGCCAGATAGCCGCCTTACACAACCGTCATTCACTGCCGGAGAGATTTCGCCGGATCTCTATAGCCGCAAGGATCTCGCCAAGTATCAGGTGGGTGTGCGGCTGCTTGAGAACATGTACGTTCACGCATACGGCGGCGTTTCAAACCGGCCGGGGCTGAAATTCATGTCTCGCGTCAAGAACAGCACGAAGATCACGCGGCTTGCAAAATTCGAGGCGGCCGACGATCAGGCGTTCTTGATCGAGGAGGGTGATTTATACTTCCGCTATTTCTACCGGGGCGGCGCCGTGGTCGATGGCCTTGGTGATCGGGTTGAGACCGTGACGCCGTACGCAAGCACGGATATCAGCGACCTTTACACGGCGCAGTCGAATGACGTGCTGACGATCGTGCATCCAAATTTCCGTCCTCGGGAACTGCGCCGCACCGCGCCGACGGTTTGGGATCTGTCGGCAGAGCTTGATTTCTCTCCAAGCGCGACGGCTCCGGTGTCGCTGTCGCAGGTAACGACTGAAGGCTATACCGGCTACAGTTCCGACAAACTTCCGCAGGCATACGTATACCGGGTTTCAACGCTCGCCTCGAATGGTGAGGAAAGCAAGCCGTCCGTGACCGTGGCATCTGATGATCTGGTGTTCGGGTTTGAGAAAAACTACGTCGATCTGTCTTGGCCTGCCGTCGCCGGGGCAACCGGCTACAATGTCTACAAGCGCGAAAATGGCGTCTATGGCTTCATCGGCTACACTGACGGCGACGTGACGTTCCGCGACGATGGCATTCAGCCGTCGTTTGCCGATGGGCCTATTACCGCGCGCGATCCTTTCAATAGCGGCGTGAACAATCGCCCATCCGTCGTTTCGTTCTGCCAGCAACGGCGCGTGTTCGCCGCCACGCTGAACAATCCGCAAACAATCTGGATGACAGCCAGCGGTAACTTTTCTTCCATGCAGGTTTCAAAGCCGGCCAAGGATGACGACGCGGTGACGTTCACGCTCGCAGCGCAGAAGAAACAAGACATCTTTCACATGGTCGCGATCGAGAAAGGGCTGATCGTCTTCACGCGCTCCGGCGAATGGCGTGTGACTGGCCGCGATGGCGACGTTATCACGCCGTCGTCAATCCTGCCTGAGCCGCAAAGCTTCTATGGCTCAAGTTCGGTGCTCAAGCCAATCATTGCCGGTGAGCAGTTGCTGTTCGTGCCGTCATCTGAAAAGGCGGTGCTTGAGATGGAGTATTCAATCCAGATCGATCGCTATCACGCCAACAATCTCGCTCTCCTCGCCAATCACCTGTTTAAAGATCGGTCGATTATCGCGTGGGATTATGCCTCAAAGCCAAACGGGATTATCTGGTGCGTGATGAGCGATGGAACGGCGTTGTCGCTGACGTATCTTAAGGAGCATGACGTTTGGGGGTGGGGTCGCCACTCAACCAAAGGCCAGTTTCTTGACGTGTGCGTTGTTCCGGAAGGCTCGATCGATACGGCCTATTTCATCGTCGGCCGACTTGAGAACAACGTCTACAAAAAGAACATCGAATATCTGCCGCAAAGATCGGTCTCGCAGGTCTCGGCGTTCTATGTTGACGCAGGGCTGACCTACCGCGAGGGGCAAAGCTTCACGGTGACGGACAACATCAGCAAGGTTACGCTGCCGGCGCATGGGTATTCGAACGGCGATGAAATCCAGATTACCGGGTGGAATTATCTCAATCCGGACGGCGATGTCGTCGGATCTCTTTCCGGGCGTTATATCGTCTCGACGGCGACGACAAACACATTCATTCCTACGCAAGACGGCGTTCCGGTCGATATCGCGCAGTTTGCCCCCTATTACTTCGACGCGCCTGCGACCGCGCTGCTCTGCACCGATACAGTGACCGGGCTTACTCATCTGGAGGGGCGCGCGGTGGTTTGTCTGTGCGACGGCATTGTATACGAGGGCAAGGCCGTGACGGCTGGAAGCGTGTCGTTCGATAGAAGTTTTGCCAATATTCATGTTGGCCTGCCTTACACCTCAACCATTTACACGCTCGATATGGTGAACCCGCAAGCGAACACGGTCGGCATAAAGCGGGCGATCCCGCGCGCCTTCATCCAAGTTGCGGATAGCCGGGGCTTCATGTTCGGGCCAACTCCAGATAAAGTGTGGGCCTATGAGGGCAGGACTGACGAGAACTATGACGAGCCGGAACGGCTTCACTCTGCCATCATCCTTTGCGAGTGGGTGCAGGATTGGGAGGAGGAGACAGCGGCAGCGGTCATTCAAACGCAGCCCTTGCCGCTGACGGTGCTCTCCTTCACGCTCGAAGAGGTCTATGGTGGGTAGTGTCGTGCCTTATGAGGAAAGCCATCGTGCGGTCATCCTCGGCAATCTGAGAGAGGTAGACGAGCGCGAGCTTTACATGCTGACGCGGCTATCCCCACCTAGCGCCTTCGACATGACGGCATCTGGAGCGGTTCGCATGTGGAGCGGCTTCGAGGGTGGCGAGCTTATCTGCGTGTTCGGCATCAATCGCCGCACGCCTCTTTCCACGGTCGGCGTTCCGTGGCTGATCGGAACGAATGCGATCGAGCGGCACTATCGCACGTTCGGCAAACACTCCATCAAATATGCGCGGCTGTTCGAGCAGGCGTTTCCGCAAATGGAGAATTTCGTCCTCGCTGAAAACCACATAACGGCACGCTGGCTTAAGTGGCTTGGATTTGATATGGGTGAGCCTACGCCTATGGGATTTTCTAACGCGCCGTTTATCCGCTTCACAAAGGGTTTTTGACATGTGCTTTGCAGCGCTCGGCGCACTTCCCGCCATCTCCTCGCTGGTCGGCCTTGCCGGCACTGCCGTGTCAGCCATCGGTCAAATCCAGCAAGGGCAGGCAGCGCAAAAGGCTGCTGACTTCCGCGCCAAGAATAACGCCATGCTGGCAGAGGACGCATTGAAGCGAGGGGCCGAAGAAGAAGAGGCGCAGCGCCGCAAGAACAATGCACTCCTCAGCCGTCAGAAAGCGGTCATGGCGGCCGGCAATGTCGATATCGGCTCCGGTTCTCCGCTGAACATTCTCGGCGACACGGCCATGCTCGGCGAGCTTGATGCGATGCGTATCCGCGACAACTCCAAGCGCGAAGAACAGGCGTTGCTTGCTGATGCGCAGGTAGCGAGGATGGAAGGCGATAGTGCGCAGAGTGCTGCGACCATGGGCGCGTTCGGCACTATCCTTGGGGGCACGAAAGATCTACTTGCCTCGTCGTGGTACAAGACCGGAAGCAACAATTCGAGCGGATGGAACGGCCTTCGCACTGTGACGGGGAGTTAATTTATGCCTTCTGTACCTGTCTATGATCCAGGCGGCACGCAGCGCACCAACGCAATGCGGCCTATTCAGGTCTCCGCCGATACGTTCGGGGCGGCGCAGGGGCGCGCGCTCCAGAATGTCGGCGCCAATATCAGCGATGTGGCCGGCGCCTTCCGCGAAGAAGAACAGAAGAACGACGCCGCGCAGGTCATGGACGCTTACACAGACGGCTCGCGCCGTATCCGTCAAGCGATGTATGCTCCTGAAACCGGACTGCTGAACAAGCAAGGTGCCAACGCCAAGGGCGTCACGCAGTCGGCCGAGCGAACATCTGAAACCATCGGCGCCGAAATCATGGGCGGCCTGAAGACGGACGAGCAGAAGCTTGCCTTTCAACGCATGTGGGCGCGCAAGAGCGAGAGTGTCGGCGATACAGCGGCGGGCTTCGAGTTCAACCAGGCCAAAGCCGCGCGCACCGAGGCCAAGACTTCCGCGCTGTCGAATATTCAGGATGATGTTGTCGTCAATTACAACTCGCCGAAAGCACTTGCCGCGAACATGGACGCCGCGCGGGCGATGATCCGCGCCAATCCGGACGGCCTATCTGACGAGGGTGTGAAGGCGCTCGAACGTGGCAGCATCTCGGCGCTTCACCTGTCGGTCATTCAGCGTATGGTGCAGGACAGCCCAGGCCAAGCGCTCGATTATTACGAGGCGCACAAGGCTGAGGTGAACGGCGCGGACCACGCCAAAGCATATACGATAATTGACAGCGTTTCGCGCGCTCGATCGGCGGATACCGCCGTCAAGGACATCGCCAGCACTGGCCCGACTATCTCGATTTTCAAGGCGGTCGAGACGGCCGAAAGCGCTGGCGATCCTACGGCCACGTCTGACGCTGGCGCACAAGGCTTGATGCAGGTCATGCCTGACACCGCGCGCGAGGTCGCCGGGCAACTCGGCATGAAGAACGTTGCGGCCATGACTGACGAGCAGTTGTCAACGTATTGGGCGACGCCGGAAGGGCAGAAGGCAAACCGCACGATCGGCGCCTCATATCTCAACAAACAGTTGGTCGCCAACAATGGCGATCTTGAAGCCGCGCTTATCGCCTACAATGCCGGGCCGCAAAATGCTGAGAAGTTTCTCAACAGCGGCCGGGATTATTCCGTGTTGCCGAAAAGCTCGGAGACCTATGGCTATGTCAAGAAGGTCATGGGCGCCTATCTCGGCGTGGATCTGAGCGGCAAGACGGAAGAAGAAGGCTCGAAGGGTATTCAGCAAGCCGTGCGACCGGGCGCTGTCGGCAATCGCTATGCTGGTGACAGCGCTGCGTTTCTGATGACGAAGCTGCACAAGGACAAGCCGGCGAGTTACATCAACGACATGCAGCCTTTGCTTCGCGACGGGCTGGCTGCGATGATGAATGACGCACCTGATTACGTGAAGGGCGGACTTGATATTCTGTCGGGGGCGCGGTCGAACGAGCGCCAAGCCGAACTATGGGCGGCGGCGCTCAAGAAATACGGCTCGCCTGAAGCCGCTCGTAAGTGGGTGGCTCCTCCAGGCAATAGCCAGCACAACAAAGGATCTGCCGCCGATCTAGGCTGGAACGGCGGAGAATATTCCGGCGCGCCGAAAGAGGTCAAGGATTGGGTGGCCGCAAATGCCACGCGCTACGGCCTGACGTTTCCGCTCGGTAATGAAGACTGGCACATTGAGACTGAAGGCGCTCGCAAGGGCGCCCGTGTCAATCGTGACGACGTGGCGACGGCCAGAATTAACCAGGCGTTCACAGACAAGCCCGTGGAAGGTCGCGACGCCATCAATGACGCTATGAGCCAGAACATCGGCCGCGTTGCCACGGACGGGCAGGGGCCATCGGCCGCGGCCCTATATACGCAGATTAATCAGCCGTTCACGGTCGAACAGTCGAAATCAAATATTGATGACTGGCTTGATGAGGCGCGGGAGCGTTACGCGGACAATCCGCCGCTGCTTGCTGAGGTCGAACGCCAGTTGACGCAGAAGTGGAACGGCGACGTTAAAGACGCTGAGTTTCAAAAAGACCAGTTGTCGAAAGAGGTGTTTGGCAAGATCCTGCAAGGGCAGTCAGTTAAGGATATGCCTGTATCCGTGCTTCAGCAGCTTGGCGAGGAGCGGGTTAACAAGCTGATCACGGTTGAAACCAAGTTCGGCAAGGACGGCGACGATACATCTGACGAAGGCACCTATTACGAATTAAGCAAGCTGCGGCCTGAGCAGTTGAAGGATATCGATCTGATCGATTATGCCGACAAGCTTTCGAAGCAGGACTTCAAGATGTGGGCCGATCGGCAGGCCGCCGTTACGCGCACCAATACGAAGGACGAAGCAAGCTCCGGAATGCGGACGCGGACGCAGATCGTCAGTGGTATGGCGGATACGCTCGGCCTGAAGACTGAGCCGGGCAGCGAGGGCGCAAAGACCATGGCGCTGTTTAACCGCGCGATGGACCAAAGCATAGCCGCGTACACTGCGCAGAACGGCAAGGCTCCGGACGCGATCGAGATCCAGAAGCTTGCGGACGGACTTGTGATTGAAGGGACAATTCAAAAGGATTGGGCAACTGATCCGTCTAAGATGGTGTTCGAGCTGACGCCGGAGGAGAAGGCAAACTTCACGGTTGCCGAAACGGTTACGGATATTCCGGAAGACAAGCAACCGGCCGTGGCGACCGCATACACAAAGATCTTTGGTGACGCCCCAGGCGAAGATCCGGCCGTGGGCTTCTACAATGACATGGTGCGCGTTGGTCTCGGCGCAGCGCCGGAGCCACCTGAAAATCTCGTGCCGCAGATCCGGCAGATGTTCGCGAAGAAATACAATCGCGCCCCTACCGCCGCAGAGCAAGCCGATATATACAGGAGGTTAATTCTTAAAGCGACGGGGCAGTAATGGCCGACGAACAGTCACTATTCGATAGCGTCTTCACCGAAATGGATAAGGGCGGCACGTACAAGCCAGATCCGACACCAACGGCCAACCCGCTCCTGTCTGACGCGATCGATGAAGTCGGCACGATTGCCAAGCTTCCGCAGAACATCGCGGCGATCAAGGCCAAGGACGCCAATCCCGACCAATACCAGAAGCTTAAGGCGATGTCCGATAAGGTCGGGCTTGATGTCGGCTTTGTTGACCGCAACTTTCCGGAGCTTGAACGGCAGCAGAAAACCAAGGATATCCAGGATATCGGCGACAAGGTGCCGGAGCTTGGGCAATGGTTTGCGCAAGGCGACAATCCCGCCGCAATCAAGGTTGATGAGCTTCGCCATCTGTCGGGGCTTGGGTGGATGGCCGCTTCGTTCGGTCAATCGTTCTCGGCTGGCCGCGATCAGGTCGAGTTCGGCCGCGTGTCTACGGACGCAATGCGCGGCGTGGCAACTCCTGACGAGCTTGCGCGGGCTGACCAGCTTTTCAACGGCATGGAACCGCGCACTTATGGCGCCGATAGCTGGCTGCAAGATGCGTGGGTAACGACGGCGCAGCAGTTGCCAACCCTCGCCTCATATCTGTTTGAGAGTGCCAAGGGCGGCGCGGCTGGCTTCGCTGGTGGCGCGGCTACCGGTGCAACGTGGGCAGCGGTCGCCGGGCAGCTTGGCCCACAGGCCGCAACGCCTGAAGAAGTAGTAACGGTGCCTGGTGCTGCGCTTGCTACTGGTATGTGGACCGGGCGGGCAGGCGCCATCTCGGCGGCGTATCTCTACAGCTTTCAACAGACCGCTGGCCCGGCTTATTTCCAGTTCAAAAACATGAAGGACGAGAACGGCGTTCCGATGGACGACGACGTTGCCAAGGTGGCTGCCTACGTTACCGGCGCGCTCGGCGCTGGCCTTGAAGTGGTAGGCACTGAGAAGATTGCGTCGCTCGTTCCTGGTGCCGACAAGCTGACCGGCATGTTTACCAAGGACGCGGTTGCTCAAGCGCTGACTATTCCAAGCGTGCGCGAGGCGTTCAAGACGTTCGCGAAAGGCGTCGGCGAGGCTGGCATTACGGAAATCAGCACTGAAGTCGCACAGCAGGCCGTGCAGATCTTCACGCAGGAAATGGCGAAGCAATATGCCAACACGCAGCAGGGCGCGCAGTTCGGCGCCATCGGCGCTGATGAGGTAGCGTCGCAGTTGCTCGATACGGCCAACCAGACCGCAAAGACGATGGTAATTCTTGGCCCGGCGCTGGCTGGTACGCGGCTCGGCGCCGATCTGAAGAAGGCCAATTCAGCCGGGCGTGATAGCGTCATCATCGACACGATCGTGCAGCACGCGGTTGAAGATGAGCTATTGAAGCGCCTGCCAGAAAAGGCGCAAGAGGGCGTCAAGCATCTCGCGGAAGATGGGCCGGTGCCCGGCGTGTTCGTTCAGCCTGAAGGCATCAAGACGCTTTTCCAGAACGTCGAGGACATGAACCAGTTCATTGATGCGGTCGGCATCCGCGACGAATGGAACGAGGCATCCGCGATCGGGCGCGACGTGCATATTCCAATCGATGTTTTCTATGCGAAGATCGCGGCGACGCCAGCGGCCGAAGCGCTGCGACCGTATATGAAGATCAACCCGGACAGCATGACGATCAGCGACGCTGAAGTGTTCAACGAAGCATGGCAGGCGGCGCAGGAAAGTCTTGTGTCCGATCACCAGGCACAGTCTGAGGTATCGGCCAAACAGACCAGCGGAACGGAATTCATTGCTGACGACGTGAAACAGAAGGCTATGGACGCCGGGATTGTGCCTGACCAGGCGGCGCAATACTCCAAGCTCTATTCGACGTTCTTCCGCGTGATGTCGGAACGGACCGGCTTTGACCCGCAAGAGATTTACAATCGGTACGGCTTCGATATCAACCGGGCTTTGCCGGGTGGAACATACAAGCCGCTCGATGCGCTCGATATCTCGCTTGCCGCTGTTCGAAGTGGTCGTATTCCGTCCATCCGCAAGCAGGTCGAGAAAGCCAAAGGAGCGTCGCTGCTCGATCGCGTGGCAGAGCGTGGCGGCATTGAAGACACAGGCGGCGAGCTTAAGGCCATGGGCCTGAAGGGCAAGAGGTTTGTCCGTCCGCCAAAGAAGAACGGCGACATGCGCGGCGGCGCGTCGAACGCGAACACTGCCGACGATATGGCACGCCAGCTTTGGGAGGAGGGATATTTCCCGAACCTGCAAGAGCGTCCGACGCCGAACGATCTATACGACGCGATCGGCGAGGAGCTTGGCGGACAGAAGCGCTATTCTGCGCAGGTGCAGCAGGGCGCCGATATCGCGGAGCTTGGCGGACTTGTCGCCTTCGCCGATACGCTTGACGAGTTGGGGCTTGATCCGGCGCGCATGAGTGACGAGGAAATCAAGGCCGAGATTGCCAAGGTCACGAATAGAGACGCGACCAGTGGGGCGATGTTTCAGGGGCGGGAGTTGTTCCAAGGCGGCAAGCGCGGCTCCATCCAGCTTTCCGAAGGTCGGTCGGTCATCAATCTGTTCGATGAAGCGAACCTTTCGACGTTCCTGCATGAAAGCGGCCATTTCTTTCTTGAGGTGTTCAAGGATCTGGCGAGCAGTCAGGGCGCTCCCGGCGAGTTGATGACGGATTGGGCGATCACCAAGGACTATCTCGGCATAACGGAAGCCGACACAATTCCGGTTGAAGCACACGAGAAATTTGCGCGCACCTTCGAGGCGTATCTATTCGAAGGCAAGGCGCCATCTCCGGAAGTCGCGAGCATCATGGCCCGGTTCCGCTCGTGGCTGGTGTTCGTCTACAAGCAGGTGCAAGCGCTCAACGCTCCGATCAATGACAAGATCCGTGGTGTCATGGACCGGCTGATTGCGACGGACAGCGAAATCCATGCGGCCACCACGGCGCCGGAATTCAAGCCTGTCTCGGCGCTGCGCGAGTTCATGACTGATGCGCAGTGGCAGGACTATCAGGCCGTCGCCGGGCGCGCGGTCGATGGTGCCAAGCGGCAAATGGACGCTCGCATGATGGCCGATGTGGCGCGCGAGACATCGGCGGAATGGCGCGAGGCAAAGCGCGAAATCCGCGAGCGCGTCACCGCTGATCTTTCGCAGCAGCCTGTTTATCGCGTCATGAACTATCTTCGCACTGGAGAATGGGGCGGCAACGCTGGCCCGGCTGAGCGGCTGTTTCTCGATCGTGATGATATCGTTTCAGTCATGGGCGAGGGCGCTCTTGAACGTATGCCTCGCTCGGTCCCGCCGATGTATCGCGCAAAGGGCGGCGTGCATCCGGACTACATGGCAGAGCTTTTTGATTTCTCCTCCGGCCATGAAATGCTCACGCAGATGATGAGTGTGCCGTCTCTTGGTCGCGCGATCGCCAGCGAAACCGATGTGCGCATGAAGGAGAAATTCGGCGACCTGATGGGCGATGCTGTCGCGCGTATCCGCGAGGCGACGGAAGCAATGACCAGCGACGAAACCGGCGAGCTTCTAAACAAGGAGCTTGAGGTGGCCGTGCGTAAGGGCATGGTGGCGACGAAACTGCGAAAGGAAGATGCGCAGCGTGCGGCGCGGCGTCTGATCCGTGATAAGCCTATCCGTGAGGCTATGCGGCAAAAGCTTTACATGAACGCCAACAGCAAGGCGGCGCAGGACTTCGAGCGGGCTGTGTTCAAGCAGGATTGGAAGGCTGCGGTTGAGGCCAAGCAGCGCCAGCTTGTCAACCATTACATGGCGCTCGAAGCGGTCAACGCGAAAAAGGACGTTGAAAGCACGATCAACTATCTGGCAAAATTCACCGGGCGCAAGCGTCCGACGAAGATCGATGCGGAATATCTCGATCAGATCGAGGCGCTGCTAGAGCGGTTCGACTTCCGCAAGTCCATATCTCTCACTGAAGGCCAGCGCAGAACGAAGCTTGCCGCGTGGATCACAAAACAGGAGGAGCTTGGCGCAATCGTCCAGATCCCTGACGCGCTGCGAGACGACGCCTTCCGCAAGCCTTACCGCGATATGACTGTGGACGATCTTCTAGGGCTGCGCGATACCGTGAAGAACATTGAACATCTGGGGCGGCTCAAGGATCGGCTGTTGTCGAACAAGGCCGCGCGCGAGTTCGCCTCTGCGCGCGATGAGGTCGTAGCATCTATCCAGGCATCGCAGGCAGAAAAGAAAACACCGGCAACGCGCAACCCTACTGAGGGCGACAAGGCACTTTCTCTCCTCAAGAGCGCTGACGCCTCGCTGATGAAGATCGAGCAAGTGATTGACTGGATGGACGGCGGCGACGTGAACGGGCCACTTAACCGGACGATCTGGCGGCCTATAGCGGACGCACAAGCGCGCGAGAACGATCTACAGGCCAAGTATACGGCTAAGTTCATCCGCACGCTGGAGAAGCTTGACAAGCGGCGCCTTAACGAAAGGGTTGGCGCTGAAGGCGTGACGCAGAAAATGCACCGCTCGGAAGTCATGGCCGTAGCGCTGAACCTCGGCAATGAGGGCAACCTTGACAAGATGAAGCGCGGCGAGGTGTGGGACGATGCGACGATCAAGCGTCTGACCGACAATCTCAACGCCGAAGAATGGCAGGCCGTTCAAGAGATTTGGGATATCGTCAACGAATTGTGGCCGGAAATCGCAGCATTGCAAAAGCGTCTGACCGGCGTTGAACCTATCAAGGTCCAGCCGCGCGAGGTCGATACGCCATATGGAAAGCTGCAAGGCGGCTATTATCCGCTGATCTACGATCCAAACCGATCGGCTGATGTTGAGGATCGCAACGCGGCAAACGCTGACAAGATGTTTGAGAACACCTATCTGCGCCCGGATACGTTTCACGGCTTCGTCAAGGAACGCACGAAGGCTTACACTCGTCCGTTGCTGTTCGATCTGGACGCGGCCGGCAATCACCTGATTTCCGTCATTCATGATCTGACACATCGCGAGGCGATCATTGACGCAAACAAGATGCTGACGAATGCCGACGTGCGGGCGGAGATTGAAAACCGCTACGGCAAGGAAATCTATCGCCAGTTTGTGCCGTGGCTGCAGGCAATCGCACATGACCGCACAGAGAACGACGGCCTTAGCGCGGTCAACAAAGTGCTGCGCGGCGTGCGTTCACGGGCAACGATGGTCGGTATGGGCTTCAGGTTGTCCACCATGATTACGCAGGTGGTCGGCTATTCGTCCTCGGCTGAAATGGTCAACCCCAAGGCGCTTGCAGGCAGCATGAAAGATTTTATGCGCCATCCGCTGGCGTCGAGCGCGATGGTGAATGAGCTATCGGGAGAAATGCGACATCGGTCGGCAAACCTTGACCGCGATATCCGCGACCAGATCCGCAAGCTGACCGGCAAAAACGCCGTGCTCGATCAGGTGCGCAAGTTCGCCTATGTCGGTATCGGCTACATGGATCGCGTCGTGACCGTGCCGACGTGGATGGCGGCCTATAAGGAGCACTTGGCGCAGTATCCCGGCGATAAGGACGGCGCAGTTGCCAAGGCTGATCAAGTCGTGCGGCTTACGGGTGGCTCTGGTGGCGCCAAGGATCTCCCGGCGATCATGCGCGGGCCGGAAGGCGTCAAACTCTTGACGATGTTCTATTCGTATTTCTCGGCCTACTATAACAGACAGCGGGCATGGGGCCGCGACGCTCGGCGCGCGATCGAGAACGGCGAGTACTCTGACTTTCCGTCTCTGCTCGCTCGGCAAGTGTTCATGACGATTGGCCCGGCGCTCCTGGCCGATTTGATCGTCGGCAAAGGTCCGTCCGGCGATGATGACAGTTGGGCGAAGTGGGCGGCGCGCAAGGTGGCGTTTTATCCGCTCATTGCCGTGCCTCTGGTGCGTGACGCCTTCGGGGCGGTTGATAGCGGGTTCGGCTACAATCTCTCGCCGGCCGGCCGCACCGTGTCGGAAATCTTCGTTGATCCTATCAAGATGATGGAGAAGATCATCAATCCAGATAAGGACGTGAGCGCGCGCGAGTTGGTCAAGCAAACGCTGGAGACAACCGGCTATGCGCTGAAGCTTCCGACTGGACAGCTTGCCACGACGACGAATAATGTTTGGAAAGCCATCGAACAAGACGATTTCAAACTGTCGGATCTTGTGCTAACAAGGCAACATAAATAGGTCGCTGCCACCGGCCCTTCACCTTTTCTCTTGCTTGAGGCAGCGACAATATGACCGTCAACACAGGGCTAATGCTCTCCGGACCCTTCGCCGCTGACGGCTCAAACAAAGATTGGGATTTTGGCTTCAAGATTACAGCCGAAAGCCAGGTGCTTATCTTGGTGGGGGATGACACCAACGGTCTGAACCTGCAATACATCACATCCGGGTATACGGTTGATCCTCAATACATAGACAACAACACGGGCGGCGTTGTCGTTTATCCGGCTGTCGGCTCGGCGGTCATCGCCGGAAAACAGGTGTGGATCTCAACGCGCATTAACTACGAGCAGGATACCGACTTCACGGCGCAGGGCAGTTTCTCGCCGCTACTGCATGAGCAAGCGCTTGACTTTCTGTCGCTCCAGATCAAGCAGCTTGCGCGTGAGGCGCAATATTCCGTCAAGGTGCAGGTAGGTGCAACGCCGCCAGTCATTACGGAAACCATTCTTGAAAATCATGTGATCGTCGGCGGGCCTGACGGCACACTCATCAATGGGCCTGACGTTGAAAGCATCGAGCAGATCGGCGATTTGCACGATGAGATTATTGCGATCGCGGCCATCGCCGATAGCATCCCTCCCGTCGCTCTGGCTATCCCGCAAATAACGACTGTTGCCGCCAACATTACCGACGTGACGAATTTTTCCGACGTGTATCTAGGGCCGTGGGCGGTCGATCCCGTACTGAGGAATGACGGCTCCGCGCTTCATGCCGGCGATATGTATTTCTCAACCACGCTCGGCAATATCCGCGTTTACTCCGGCGCGTCGTGGGCGTCTCCCTTCGCGCTGTCTTATGGTGGCATTGTGCAGGGGCAGGCGACGGCGACGGGCGGACAGACCGCCTTTGTGCCTGGCGCCTTTACTGATATCGCCGTATTCAAGAACGGCATCAAGATGGCGGCCGGGAGCTACACGGCGGCCACGCCAAACATTACGCTCGCCGTTGGTGCGACGGTCGGCGATATTATTTCATGGCTCGGGTACAATGCCACGTCGGCCGTTACGTCCTACACGAAGTCTGAAGTTGACGGGCTACTTATCGCGTCGGACGCCGCCGTTCTAGCTCAAGCCGTCCTGCTGGCTGAAACCGGAATGCAGGATATCGCCGGGCCGATCACCTCTCCCGCCTACACTGAAACCGCTATCGACGGCGTTCGCCCGTTGCGCTTTTCGAATTTTCTGGCGCAGAGCGGCGGCGACGAGCAGGCGGCGTTTCAGGCGGCAATCAACAAACTCTATACGGACAGCGGCGAATACCGCCATGACCTGGATCTTGAGGGCTTCAACATCAATCTTTCCGCCACGGTATTCATCCCGAACACTGGAGGATCTGCCCGGCGCTCGATCTACAACGGCAAGCTGACAGCGGTCGCAAGCGCATCGTGGGCCATCAACAGTTACATGATCGACGGCATGTCGGCGCTTAGCAGTTCGAGCGATTTGCATATCATCAACGTTTCGATGATCGGGAGTAGCCTCGCCAACTGGATTAAATATGACACATTCGATTTGTTCCTGACCGATTTTCGCGGGCGCAATAACGCGCTTGATAATCTGTATGGCATTGACTGCGGCATCGACGGGCACTTGCAGATTTGTGGCGGCTGTTATTTCCTCGTCAATGACGGCGCGATTTTGCCAGCAGCGCGCGTTCGCAATGGCATTCGCTGCCGCGGCGGTGATAACAAGGTCATGGGCGCAACGTTCGCTTATTTCTCAGTCGGGATGAGGTTCGACGGCGGGACAAACATCCTGTCGCACGTCCACGTTTTCCAGGGGGCAAGCGGAGGCGGCGACACGCCCGAACACACGCAAGGCATCAAGTTCACTGCCGGGCAAGTCGGGAGCGTGATCAACAATCTGTATCTGGATAAATGCTTCATCGAGATCTCGAACGAAAGCGCCGTTGGTGCGGTGAGCCTGGGCGGGTTGACCGTCAACAACGTCAAGACGTTGCTGAATAGCGGTGAGGCCAGCTTTGGCTTTATCACTTGTCGGGACTACCAGGCGAGTACGGGCTTGCTTATTCTCAATGTCGTGGTCACAAATTGCGCCTTCCGCAATGACGGCTCCGCCTTGGCTTATCCTACAAAAATCCAGCCGTCCGGCAACTTCGATCGGACTGGCATTGACGGTATCTATTTTGCCAACAACACATTCGCGAACAACATCCAGCCACAGGCGAACCCTATCCGCCTGAAGAAGGATTTCGCCAGTTCGCTGCAACACACGTTCGACTTTACGAACATGCTGCCATTCAGCGCCCGTATAGGCGACTGCATCGGCATTGTTACGCGCGAGCGCACCACGGCCAATCAGGCGAGCATGGAAGCGGCGAACATCAACGTCGCGGCGAACACCATTCGCATCGATAGCAGCGTGGCATGGGGCGGGACGCTGATCGTTACCGCCACGACAAACAAAGCAGATGCAAACGGCATCATACTCTAGGAGAATAGAATATGCCTTCGGTTGGAGATGTGGCGCCAAAGTGGCTTGAGGCTCTTGTGGATGGCAAGTTCCTGAAGGCTGGCCCTAATGGGACGGTCATCATGGGTGATGCTGTTGTTGGGACGGATACGGCTGCTGAAATTATGACCAAGCTCCAGACGGTGGACGGCTCTGGCTCGGGCTTGGACGCGGATCTGCTCGACGGGCAGCACGGCGCCTATTATCTGCCGGCCGCCACGTATACCGCCGCTGATGCTCTCGCCAAAATCAAGACGGTAGACGGCGCGGGTAGTGGGCTAGACGCCGAATTGCTGGCCGGCGCCTCGCTCGATACAAGCACAACGCTTGCGTCCAACAGTGACGCGCGTGTGCCGACACAGAAGGCGGTCAAGGCGTATTGCGATGCGCTGATAGGCGCCAACGACGCTATGGTGTTCAAGGGCGTTCTTGACTGCTCGGCAAATCCGAACTACCCGGCCGCCGATCGTGGTTGGACCTATCGCGTGTCCGTCGCCGGTAAGATCGGTGGCGCGTCTGGCGTGAACGTCGAGAACGGCGATATGGTTATGTGCATGACCGATGGCACGGCGGCGGGGAACCAGGCCACGGTTGGCGCGCAGTGGGCTATCATCCAGCTTAATCTCGACGGCGCGCTGACGACGGCAAACCTCGGCGTGACCGTGCAAGGATATGACGCCGGGCTGGCCGCGTTCGCTGTCTTCAACACCAATGGTCTTTTCGTACAGACCGCAAATAATACCTATGTGGCGCGGTCGATCGCCGGGACTGCAAGTCAGATTGCCGTAACCAATGCGGACGGCGTTGCGGGCGACCCAACACTCTCCCTCACTGGCGCCATCGCCACGATTGCGGCGGCTGGTATTGGTGCGTTCTCGAACTACCTCGCGGGTTTGACGCTATCAAACAACGTCGCAGACGCCACCAACGATATCGATGTTGCGGCAGGGATTGCCGCGAACAGCACCAACGCGGATCTTATGGTGCTCGTTGGAGCCCTTACCAAGCGGCTCGATGCTGCCTGGGCCGTAGGGACAAATCAAGGCGGTCGCGACACTGGCGCCATCGCTGATGGCACATGGCATATGTATCTCATCAAGCGCCCTGACACTGGCGTTGTGGACGTTATCTTCAGCGCCTCGGCTTCGGCTCCGACCCTGCCGACGAACTATACCCTATATCGCCGGATAGGTTCGATTATACGGGCGGGTGGCGGGCTTGTCGCCTTCACGCAGGACGGCGACGTGTTTACGCTCGTTAATTTTTCCAACGAAATCAGTTCGACCAATCCCGGAACATCCGCGGTGACTGCTGCAATCGGCGTGCCGACTGGTTTGCGGTTGCGCGCTCGCATTATGCAAACACTGATCGAGACGGTCGGGAACACGACATCGTACTATCTGCTTGTCAGCGACCTGGCTAATGCCGACGCAGTTCCAAGTGTCTCAATCTTTACTGCGCTTCTACAGAATGACGCGGCGCTGGCGAGTGCTCGCGCCACTGGCTGGTATGAGGTGTTCACGAACACGTCGGCGCAGATCCGCTATCGCTTATCCGCGTCTGATGCTACGCTTACCACTCGCATCAGCGCGCGCGGGTGGGTGGACACGCGCGGACGGTAATTTAACAGGAGATGACTATGGACCGCGCCAAATTCTTTCCAGCCGTTCGCGCTTCAGTGTTTGGCGGCAAGCTCAGCCAGGCCCAAGTAGACGGCATGAACGCCATCCTTGACGAGTGGGAAACGCGCGGGCTGACTGATGACCGCTGGCTTGCCTATATCCTCGCCACTCCGATGATTGAGACTGGCGGCAAGTTTGAGCCGATTTCGGAAAACCTGAACTACTCGGCTAATGGCTTGGTGGGCACATTCCCAAAATACTTCACGCCGCAGGTGGCGGTTTCTTACGCACGCAATCCTGTGAAGATCGCCAATCGGGCCTACGCAAACCGCATGGGCAACGGCGATGAGGCGAGCGGCGACGGGTGGAAGTATCGCGGGCGCGGCCTATGCCAGATCACCGGCCGCGACAATTACAAGCTTTTTGGGATTGCCGATGACCCTGACAAGGCGCTGCAGATGGGCTGCGCTGTTCGCATTATGCTTGATGGCATGATCAACGGGCGCTTTACCGGCAAGAAGCTGGCCGACTATTTCACGGCGACGAAAACCGATTGGGTCAACGCGCGCCGGATTATCAATGGGCTGGACCGGGCGAACGATATCGCCGCCTATGCCAAGAAGTTTCTTGCTGCGATCGAGGGCGCGGGGGCATGATACCCTCTATGTTTGAGCGGTCTTGGCTTTGGCGCCGATGGGCGGTGTTCTCATCGCTCATCGTTTGCGATATCGTTATTCTTTACGTGGCAATATGGGGCCAAGATAACGCGCTATCTCGCGATCTGGTGCAGGCGGGGTTTTTCGCACAGCTTGCCCTCGTAAACGGATATGTGTTCCTGGGTTCGTGGGACGACAAGAACAAGGACAAAGCCAAGACCGCGCAAAGCTCCATTGATCAGTCGACACCATCGACTGCCGAGACAACGGTTGAGGTAAAGCAGTGAGCACAGAAGATGTCATCCTTGCCACGGCGGTATTCGGAGCTATTACCGCAGTCTGCTCACTGACCGCGACGCTATGGAACGCGTGGCGCGGGGCAAAGCGCGACGACAAGATAAGCCAGATCACTCTCGCCGTGGACGGCAACCTATCGTCAACGCGGGAAGAACTCAAAGCCGCGCTCGCTGAATTGAGGTTGTCTATGGTCGCCTCAAGCCACGCGCGCGGAGTGCTTGAAGGCAAGGCAGAAGAAAAGGCCAGTCAAGACAATGGGCGTATTCTTCCACAACAAGAAAATTAAGATTATCCTGGCATTGGCATTTTGCCTGCTGGTCGTTATCATCCTCGCAACAGCTTGAGGCCGCGCCATGAACCGCATCATCATCATCGCCGCGCTTGCCATCGCCATAGGCGCCGGGATATGGGTTGCCGCTGAGCGCGTCTATACTGCCGGGTTCAAAGAGGCGCAGCGCATCGGCGCGCTTGAGGCCGAGAAGGCGCGCGTTACCGCTCAAGCAAAAATCAACACAATCGAAAAGCAGGCGCTCGAAAAGATCGCAAGCCAGACTTCATCCAACGTCGAAAAGGCCATTGCAGATGTACGGAAAACCAATCCTGCTTGCTCTATTGTTGTGCCTAGCAGCGTGCTCGACGCCCTCCGTAAAAAGTAAGCCAGTACTGGCGACGATCCCGCATAGTCTCAAGATGGATTGCCGCGCTCCTGCTGGTATTCCTGCGGGGGATATGGCATACGATGACGCTATCGTTCTTTGGAGCAAAGATCGTTCGTCGCTGGATGAATGCGGCATCAGACATAAGGCTCTCGCGGACGCAGCAAGCGCATTGGAAGGAAACTAAATCAATCGAGCTACAAAGGAATTTGAAATGGACACTATTGCAGAAGTCGTGGACGCTGGCGTTCTTGCTCAGGCAGGCGCCGACAAGCATTTGGCGAAGGCTTATGACTTTGCCATCCAGAATGTAAACGTGACCGTGCGCGGCGTTGAGCTTGGTATGGTTCGCGGCACGAAAGCAAAGCTGGTCATTGCGCTGGCTCGCGAGGCGGCCGGCTCTGTCGCGGCGGCGGCAAGGCAACTGGCCGAACTCCATCATCTTCAGGTGGAGATCTGCCAAGACAATAACGCCGATCTAGGGAACGTCACCACGGCCGGAGGCGTTACCATTGGTGGAGTTGGTCCACTATCCGGAGGCCGTTGATATGTATTGGTACAATTGGGCGCAGTTGACAGCATTCGCAATCGTTATGGCGATGGCATGGAAAACGCCGCGAGCCTCCTTGTGGGTGGCTGCGCTGGCTGCGTCTTATGTGCTCTCGGTCGCGTATCTGAAGCTCGCACCAGTTGGCAGCACGTGGCCGCCGTCGCAACTGGTGGGCTTGCTGCTTGATGGCGCGGTTCTTGTATTAATACGTGAACACCATAGGGAGAAATGGGAATATTATGGACTTTGCACAACCATGGGTTTCATGGTAACGGCTGATATTGTACAGTTGTTTGGGGTTCTCACCGGGTTCCCGCCGCCGTTGACGCAAGTTAACTTTGGCGTGGTCCTTGAGGCGCTTAATTACCTGGCCCTTGCCATGATTGGCGGCGTCGGGTTCATGGACTTGGTATCGGGGAATGACAGTAGTGTGGTTAATCATCGCGGCAGTGTTTTATCTCGCACTCTCCGTCACGCACACGCCCGAACACATGAGCCGCAACCGCTCCGAAAGTGGTGACGAGGATGGAGCGGGGCGACCCTGAGATTTACAAAGCGGCAGGAGCGGTAGCGGGGGCAATTCTCCCGCTACTTTACGTTAGGCCGCTGAACATCAGGGATGCAATCGCCCGGTTCTTCTTTGCCTGCATATCAGGGTATTCATTCTACTTTGTGGCGCTCGATTGGTTCGGCTGGCCGGAGACTTCTAACCGCGTCATGGCCGGGGCCATCATCGCAGGCGCCGCGTCGTGGTTCATTGCCGGTCACATCATTGTCCAGTGGGTGAAGAAAACGAAGCTGCCGCCAGCCTCGGACGATGCTTGATGACATTGGCGTTGCATAGTATGGTCCGCGAAACGTAACGAGGCTTGGCTAATGGGCGACGGTGTATTCGATAAAAACTTCTGGTCGAGCGTTCGGCAATACGTAATTGACGCGGGCGTTGAAGCGCTAACGCTTGGGGAAACGCAGGAAAAGATTTGGGGGAAGATCCTCCAGGCAATGATTGCCAATGGCGTCAACGTCTCGATAGGTAGCTCGCGGGCCGATGTTATCCGGCTGCTTACCGCCTCTATATCGGGCGGGGGGTACGGGCCGATCTTCCCGCTTGCGAAGGGTGCTCTCGGCGTGTTCGAGGGCGATAGCCTGACAGCCCGAACAGACGGGTGCTCAATCGCTGGCTGGCTGTCGATTGTTTCAGGCGGTCGTGTAAATTATCCGCCCCTGTTGCTAGGTGGCACCGTCGGCAACGGCGGCGAGCGTACTGACCACATCCTAGCCCAAGCTGACGGCAACATCGCCGCCATGCCGGGGCTGAAATACATCATCATTCACGTTGGCACCAATGATCTCCAGTTCGGTGCGTCTCTGGCGACGATGATGAGCAACATCACGCAAGCCATCGACAAATACAACGCAGCCGGCATCCACGTCATCTTCTCCTGCATCCTTCCTCGTGGCGATAGTGTTGGGATCACACTCAATCAGCAGCGCCTCGATTTCAATGCGGGTGTTGCGGCGCTCACTGGCAGGCGGCTTACTGTCGTCAACCACGACGCCACGATGCCGCAGTCTGACGCCACGCTCTATAACCAGAGCGATCTTCTGCACGCCACCGTCAAGGGCACGCGGCAGATGGCGACCAATATCTACGCGGCCATGAGCTTCGTCACGACGAGCGTCACTGAAGAATTGCCGACCAACGCGCTGACAAACCCGACGCTTAGCGGAACAGCAGGTTCGATCACTGGCGGCTTTGTGGGCGGATCAGTCTGCCCGGATAGCTGGCGCATTCAGAACGACACAGGCGCTACGATCACAGCGTCCATTGTGACAGAAAGCGGCGCCCGCAAGATACAATTCGACATCTCCGGTTCGTGCAGCAACGCCAGCGCCAACCTATTCTTCCGGCAGTCCACCACGCCGTTCTCACTATTGATTGGAGAATGGATGGAGGGGGAAATGAATGTTGAGATCACGGGACCGGGCGGCGTCGGGCCGATTGTCGGCCTCGACGGCTGGGCGGTCCGTGGTGGCTTGGGTTACATTTTCGACCAGAACCACGGCGGCACAGCACTGTACGGCGCCATGACTGAAGTCGTGAACGCCCCGGCACGTCTCCTGCCTTTGAAAGAAACTGCCAACAACACGCCGCTGTTTCTATTCTACGCACAGTTCGCCGTTGGCGCCGTAAGCGGACAGATCAAGATATCCGCACCGCACGCGGGGAAATACGGGACTTAGAGCCATGCGTTTGAAAGACCCAAAGACCGGCATCGTCTTTATGCCGTTGACCATGTGCATTTGAGCTGACCTTACCCACAACATGATATCAATTGGGGTGTGACTGACAAAAGAAAGCCGCCATTCGCGGCGGCCTTTCCTCTCGTCCTCGTCGTAACTGTTATTCCTCGTCGCCGTCCTGAAGCTTTGGTGCGTCCGTCATCGGCTCGCTGTTGTCCGTCTTCGGTGGCTCGGCCGGGGCCAGCATCTTCGCAGCGGTGGCGATCGGAAACCGCTTGTTGATAAAGTTCTGGCGCATTTCGTGGTCATGCAGGTACGGCGCCAGATCGGCGATGGTCTTGTGTCCGTTCTGAATGTCGAGCAACAGTGTCGGGATTGCGACCTGCTTTTCCAGATCCTTCTTGCCTATCGGGATAAACGCGAGGATCTGGATTGCATATCCGCTGACGGTTGTTGTCTGCTCGGCCTGGGGCATCACGGGGGCAGGGGTTTGGGCGGTCGGTGCTTTTGCCATAGGGGTCTCCTGTTGTGGCGGGGTGGTAGGGGTTATCCGAGAGTGATTACCTTCGGTTCCCTGTTGTCGTTCACGACCTTGATCATCGGCCGGCACGTGAAGTTGATTGTAACCTCGGCTTCATCAAGGCAAAGGCCACCAGCCTCGCACATAGTTTCAGCCTTGAGGTTGGCTCTGGTCAGGTTGTCAGCCTCAATCACTTTCGTGCTACGGCCAACACTCCTGAAGTCTACTACGAATTTAGACACATTCTTCTCCTCGGGTATGGGCGCGGCGCCCGGTTAAAACACGTCTTCCGGCATCTCGTCGCGATAGCCGTCATTGTCGATTGGCACGCGCTCTGCGTCTGCCGGGATAATCTCGCCGTCAATCGTGACCGTCTCGCCGTCCTCCAGGCCGTCCGTGGGCGCGGGCTGCTCCGGCTGGCTCTTGGTGGCTTTCGCAGCCTTGAGCTTGTCAGCGGCGCTCCCTGCCTTTTTGTTGGCTACTGGCTTCGGCGGCTCGGCGTCCTCCTTGACGCTGTAAACCTCGTCGGCATCGCGCTCGAAGTCATAGAGGGCGTCAACGCGCTCGACAATGCGGCGGTCCTCGTTGGACATCGGCAAGCTTTTCGAGTGGCGGCGCGCGACGGTCTTGCGAAACATCTCGTCCTCATCGGTGGCCCACGGTCCGGTGATGGTGCCGTCCTGCTTCTTCGACTTGGTGCGGCTCTTGATGGCGCGAAGCTGCGCGATCGTCATAACCTCGTGATGATAGGTGCCGTCTGACATTTTCGCGGCGGAATAGGCGGCGACGATATCGCCTTTGTCGCCGAAAATAATCGGCTCGTGCTCGATCCGCGGGTTATCGCCGGCATAGTAGGCAAAGCGGCGGCGGCCTAGCTCCTTGTCAACGTCAAGCTCGCGCTCGTATACCAGGTTGACGGACCACGATTTAATCATGCCGGAATTCATGACGCGCTTTTTAATCCCGGCGATCATCGGGATATAGGCGACGTTGACGACGGTGCGCCATTCCTCCTTGCCGCTTACCGGATCGCGAAACTTCTTCTGGCCCTTGAAGCGTGTCAATACCGCCTCACGTCCGTCGAGCACAAGACCATCCTGGGCGGCCTTCTGGACTTCGAGAAACACTGAGGTTGGATCTGCCTCGGCGACTTCCGGATCTTTGAGAATGGCGTTTTTGACGATGCGCATAAAGCGATCGATGGAAATCGTGCCGTCAAGCATCTTTTCCATTTCCGGCTGCTTGCGCTCGAATACGTCGATGAGAGTAGCGGCGCTACGTGCTGCGATTTGTGTTCCAGTCATTGGGGTTTCCTTTGGTAGTGCTTGACAACTTCATTGATTGCAAGCAGTCGTGAATAAATGCCAGTCCCATCGGGGCAGGCGGCCATAGCGAGCGTGATGAATAGGCGAGTGAGGGCGAGGCGGGTGCGCGGCATCAATCCCCCCTCGTCTTTACGGAGGGGGTGAGGATGGCGTCTCGGGCCTTGAGCATTGCGACGGCTTGCTTGTATGCGTCGGAAGCGCTTCTATCCCATTCGTTGGAATATGGTCGCATTCCCTGCATCATCCCGATCATGGCTTGACCGGCGAAGTAGTCGAGAAGGCTCATGCCGGGGTCTGGGTAGAGGCCGCCGTCCATGCCTCCTTCGCATGGGAATGCCGCCCCGCCGCAGTCGATGTCAGTGCTCATGCTCTTCTCCTTGATAGTCTCTGCCATCTCAATCTCTCCTCGGCGCTTCCGTCACCTTGTAGTCAAACGGGCGCAGGCTGATCGTCTGGATTTCATCGGGATAGCCGGGCCATGTGTCTGCCTCGGCGCACTCGGCATATTGCTTGAGCGCCTTGCGGTAGATCTCGTAGCCCTCGGCAACGGCGGCCTTGTCCAGTTCGTAGACCGCAATCACTGGCGGGCTGGACTTCTCGACTACAACGAAGAAGAAGCCTTCCACCTCGCCGCCGCCTGCGCCTGACCACACGTCCGTATAGATCGGATCTTGCACGTGATATCCGTAGTCCGCGACGGCCTTCTGAAACGCGGGCTTGGCCGCGCTCGCCGCCGTCTTCAGATCGAGGATAAGCTTATGCGTGCCGTTGTAGATGTCGGGGCGGCAACGCACGATAAGGCCGGTTTCCTCGTCTACCTTGTAGGCCGATTGCTCGACCGTAACTTCACCGGCAAGCATCTGCTGCAATGGCAGGCAGGCGGCGGCGGTGTCGCGCATGGCGAGCGCCAAATCGTAGTCGCTCGATGTAAGTAATGTCATGCCGTGCGCGTCGCAGAAATCGCCAGCCTCTTTCCACTTGTTGCCGCGCCGATCGTCGGGGCCGCGATAAAACTTCTGCTCGAAGTCTTCCGGCTCCAGGATAGCGGCGTGCGACGCCGAGCCTAGATCGAAGTGCGCTTTTTCAACGCGCTCGCCGTAGCGGAAATGGAACGGCGTCTTGCTCCAAAGCGTCCAAAGTCCAGATTTGGATATGCCTTCAGAGGCGTGGTATTCTTCGTTCGTGTTGGCGATAATGGTCATTGGTTGTTAGCCTCCAGATACGCCAAGCCGGCCGCGTTGACGACGTACAAGCTCCCACCTTTTGCAGCGTCTGGCCCTATCTCCGTGAACCTGCGAATTGCGGCTTGGGTTTCCTTCGAAATCGTCATCTGCATTGACTTATTGCCCATGCGAAATTCGTTCCATTTGCTCGGCTCGCCATAGGCAGGCTTGCCATTGCGGCGCCACTCGCTTTGCGTGATGATGTTGTGTTTAATAAAAGTCAGGGCGGACATGATATCTGTGGTCATTTGGCAGGTTTCAGTTTTGATCATCAACTATGATCATTACTATTGACGCAGTGCGGCTGGCGTGTCAATATCAAAATGCACATATGGAGTGATCAGGAGAGAATTAAATGATTGATGACGGCAAGACAATAAAGATCCATGAGACGAAAGTCAGCCGAGCGGAGGCGTGGCAGCCGACTAACAGCCTGCGGTGGAACAGCCATGTTCTAGAACAGTTGTGGGTCGAACTGGTCAATGGCGCCAAGGAATGGCGTAAGGTTCCGAGTGTGGGGGGTCTGGACAATGCAAAATAAAGTCGAAACCCTGGGGCACCTATTCGGCTCCCTGCGCCGCTTGGCTGATGCTGCCGGCGTGGCGCCAAGCCTGATAACAAACAAGAATTATGGCTGGCGCTATACGGGCGAGGTGCCGGTGAAATACAGCAACGCAATCCTGCGCTATGCCGCCGCGCACAAGCCGGAAGACAACGCCGAACAGTTCATGCTTCAGGTGCGCGGCTGCTTGCCGGATAATGTTTGTCAGGTATGTGGCCGTCCGTTTGACGTGACGGTGACGGGATGAGCGGGATTATATGCCCGGTCTGCTCGTCGCTCTACAGTAATGTCCTTGATAGCCGACCATACGGAAACGCGGTAAAGCGTCGTCGCTCTTGTGTCTGTGGGTTTCGGTACTCTACGATCGAGACGGCAATTGAAGTCAAGAAAAAGCCGGAGAAAAAGACCGGGCCGGCAATCACGAAAGATCAGGTGCGTGCGCTCCGGTCGCGAGGGTTTAGCCCGATAGCGATAGCGGAAAAGCTTGGGTGTACGGCTGGGCGGATAAGGAGAATTCTGGATGGACCGCAATAGTTATGTGTCGGCCAAGATAGCCGAGAAGATGGCGTATGACGAAGCCGTCATTCGTGACTGCCTAGAAAGGTGGGTATCTGGCTGCGACCCTATAATTCAGGTTGACCGCAATTATAATATTATCGGTCTTGGCCTTTCTGGTGTCGTCATGCTTGGGCGTCCGGATACCATTGTCCACGCTAGGCATGAGCTTTTCAATGCTCCCTGATCAGGACCAAATCAAACTCATCAATGACGCGCGCGAAAAGCTGCGCGAGATCCAGTCACGGCTTACAGCCAAGGGCATTAAGCGCAAGCCTCGGCTAATGGTGCAGGCGGCGTGCGGGTTTGGGAAAACCTTCGTTGCCACGCTGATTGCAAAGTCGGCGCTCGATAAAGGCGGGCGCGTTGTGTTTCTCGCTCATCGTGATTTTCTTGTGGAACAAACAAGCCAGACTTTCGCGGGCGCCGGTATCGACCACTCGTTTCTTGCTGCTGGTCGCTGGCTTAATCCTTGGACGCCTGCGCACATCGGCATGATTGCGTCGATGCGATCGAGAATGAAAAAGATCAAGGCGCCCACGCTATGCTTTGTTGATGAAAGTCATCGCTCTGTGGCGAGGACGTGGCGCGCGGTAGTCGATGAATGGCCCGACACTACATTCATCGGGCTAAGCGCGACGCCTGGCTTTCGATCTGACGGGCGCGGACTTGACGAGGTATACGATGATATCGTGTTAGGGCCGCCAGTCGCGGCGCTGATCAAGTCTGGCCGCCTTTCCGACTATCGATATTTCTCGCCGACGACGCCGGATCTTGCCGGGGTGCATATTCGCGGGGGTGATTACGCGATCGATGAAGTTGATGCGGAGATGAACAAAGCCGTCATCATCGGCGACATTGTTGCTAGCTACAAGAAATACGCGCTCAACACGAAAGCCATTTATTTTGCTACCACGATCGACACAAGCAAGCGCTATGCGCAAGCGTTCAACTCGGCGGGTATTCGGGCCGAACACATTGACGCTGACAGCTCGACGGACATGCGGCGCAACGTTGCCGTCGCTATGGCGCGCGGTGAGATTGATGTCATGACCAACGTCGGGATTGCGACTGAAGGCTATGATCTGGCCGCACAAGCTGGCTTGCCGGTGACGATCGAGACGGTTGGCCTGTGCCGGCCGACGATGAGCCTGCCGCTCCTGATCCAGATGGAAATGCGAGCGATGCGCGCAAAGGATTATCCTGGCATTATCCTCGACCACGGCGGTTGTTACCAGACGCACAATTTTCTCCCTGACGATGAAATAGAATGGTCGCTGAAGGGCGGCGCGCGGCGCGAAGTCGGCGCGCTGATGGAGTGTGCTGGCTGCGGCGCGAAACTGGCGCGCAATACTGCCGTCTGTCGCCACTGCGGTTTTAGGAATGGCGATGATCTTCTAGGCGGAGGAGCCGCCAAGCGTGCAGAGATTGAGCACGTTGACGGCGACCTACAGGAGATTGACCGCGAGGCCGTGAAGCGCGCGAAGAAGATGGAAGAATGGGAGTGCAGGTCGTTCGAGGAGCTTCTAGCGCTCGGCAAGCGGCGCGGCTATAATAATCCGGAGGGTTGGTCTGGTCACATGTGGACGCTGAGGGAACGCGCCCGGAAAGAGAAAGAATTCAAGGCCAAGCAGCAGCTGGAGTTTTTCGAGAGGGCGGGGCGGTGAAAAAGTATGAAATCATGCGCGAGGAAATGCAGGAATTCATGGAGTGCTGGCGGTTCGAGTGCCGTAAATATCCGGCTGGCTACGTGCCAGCGACAAAGCTTTTGAACACTGGCTTTATGCTGTTCGAGCTTGCAAAGGGCGGTTATATCGAATGCAACGGCGTGGGCTACCGCCCGATAGGTGGAGCATGAACACCCACGAGCTTACAGAAGCGATCGTCCTGGCGGCGTCTGATGCTGGTGCACGGCTGTTCCGCAATAACACGGGTTCATATCTGGCGAGCTACAAGGGCAAGAAACGCAAGATCAAATATGGCGTTGGCCCGGCCGATGGCGGCGGCGGCGACCTGATCGGATGGACGGCAAGCGGCCGGTTTGCCTCGATAGAAATCAAGGTTGGCCGCGATACGCAAAGCGAGGGACAAAAGAAATGGGAGCGTTGGGTGATTGCCGGCGGTGGTGTGGCTGGCGTTGCTCGATCGGTGGAAGACGCCTTAAAGATTTTGGGCGGCGCCTGATGACCTGAGCGCCGCCCGTTTCTCCCGAGGAGGAGACCGCTAAAGCCCTGCCACAGACTACAGCGGATTTGTTTTAACATATCAGTCGGTACGGTCAAGAGTATGCAGGCGCTTTCGGCCTGCTTCCAAAAGCTCTTTTGTTATCACTCCCTGCTTAACATACTGACGGCGCTGCGCTCTGTCGCCTGCGCGCAGAAAGAACTTGCGGCAATCAAACTCTCGGCATATGGCCGGCGCTCGACCGTGGATCGTGCAGCCTGTCTCGCCGAGATAGATGCAATCGCCGTTGTCCTTTTGCTGGAGCGCAAGCGCTGGTTCGCCGGTAAGCGGGTTTGTAACCTCGCGCGTTAGGTAGGTCTCCGGATCGTCACCGGCCTGCGGGTGGAGCACAAGAAGTTCTCCCTTGCAGCATATAGTGCAGCCATTGCATGGGACGGTGGACATTAGCTTTTCCTCGCTGTCACCAGATCAGGGATCTGATCAGGCCATATCCACCAGACAGGAAACGCGCCTTCGTCTCGCGCTCGCATAAAATCAGATCCATTCCTGCATCGGCGGCCAAAGCCATCATAGCAGAGCGGCGTAAAGTGGTTGCCTCGCCATCCTTTTGCTTCGCCATGTTCTGTATTGCAGTACTCTGGATGGCGTGTGAGCCAGACAGAAGCGTGATTAATCCATTGCTGAAAGTCGTCAAAGCTTTGCTCCTTGAATGGTGGGTCTATTCGGCTGCTTAACATCACAATAACTCCTCTTCCGGCTTGTGAAAAACAGTTTCCTCGTCAACCTTCGTCCTGATCCAGCCCTGCTTTTGCAGATACTTCGCGATACGATGGTTAACGAAGACGTTCATATCCTTTTTCGGAATATCCAGATCCTTCATCACGTCAACAACGCGCACGTGCGTCTTGCCGACAACGCTGTCTTTGATCAGTCTCGACCACGGATCTTCTTCATAACGCTGATCCTGGATGAAGCGGGCAAGCGTTTCCTCTTCTTCCTCAAGCCACCATTGCGCGCCATTGCGGTAGCAGTGAACGGCTTCGGCCCATAACTGCGCAGCGTCTCTTGCCAATCCGTCGATATCGATCGCCGCGCACTTTACCGGCCAGAAGCGGCGGTTGCCAGTGCTGTCCTTCAGGTATCCTGCGCCCGACGGGTTGACAGTGCCGGCGAATACACAGGTGCGCGGGAACTCGGCGACAAGGCGGCCATAGGGCGGGCGAAAGCGATCGACCTGGCGGGCAAGCCACGCCTTGAGCGTTGTCACCTCGGCGGCGCGGAATGCGTCAAGCTCGGCGATTTCAACTACCCACGCGCCTTGCATCTGCATACCGGCGTCTTTCGATGACGGGTCGCTCATTTCGTCCGTGAACAGGTTCGGCGCGATGGCGTCGGCGATTATGCGTAAGGCCGTGGACTTCTTCAATCCCTGCGCGCCTTCGAGGATCAGCATCGTGTCCATCTTAATGCCGGGCTGATAGGCACGGGCTACGGCGCCGACAAGCCATTTCATCCCGAAAATCTGGTTGATGTGCGTATCGTCGGCGCCGAGATAATACGATAGCCAGCCGGGCGCGTCCTTGTCTTCCTGCAGGCGCTTGACGCCATCCCATTTCAGCGTGTCGAGCTTGTCCGTAACCGGGTTGAATTTGTTGTGAGCGGCAACGCGAAGCATGACTTTTTCAACGTCCGAAACCTTCGGCGACATGCCGCAATATTCCAGCCAGCACGCCGCGGCTACTGCATCGCTGTCGCTGGTCGGGCGCGGTGTCCACTTCGCGAGATCCCCTGATACGTCCCACGGTGGGCGGCGCATGAGGTAGACTTTTTTTGAGAACTCATTCAGCGCGAAGATGTTGGCAAAACGGGGTTCGTATTGCAGCAAGAGCGCGTAATTCTGCAAGCTGTTCGGCTTCAATCCGTCGCCGTCTGCCTTCATGATAAGATGCTGTCTCCATGTCTCATCGGAGATGTGAAAGCCTCTTACCTGCCTCGTTTGTCGAGGCTCGCTATCAGCTTCGCTAGCCTCTCCTCGTTCATCGCCTTCCAGTCGTGCCGGTCTAACTGTCCCTTCAATCGTTCGGCCTTCCTCCATCCCGGAAGCTTGGCCCATGGAAGCAGTATCCTGCTGCGCTGCCGTACCTTTGGCATAGTTCTCGATCTCCTTTTCTTTCCATGTGTGCAGCCTGGCGGCGCTCCACTCCTGGATCTGGCTTCTGATGATCAGGCCGATGTGCTCGCCTGACAGCTTGTCCTTGTCCACGGCGTCGGCAATGTCCCATCCGTCGGGGCGTTCGTTCCGCGTGATGTGGATGACCTTGACGCGCTCGGCGCCTGCTTCATGCAGAAGCTCGACAATGCCTTTGACCCACCGTCCGCTCTCGCAATAGCCGAGTGTCGTGCGCCAGCCTTCCGTATCGTTGTCAGGCCAGACCACGACGGAACGGCCTTTGAGATATTTCCAGTTGACTTTTGCAATCGACTTGCCGCCGCCCGGCCATGTGACAGCCACGATCTTGTCGCCGATAACCTGGTTTGCGCGATCGGCGCATTTCTCGCCTTCGACCAACAGCACTTGAGCCTGCGGGCGATCGACCAGCATGTGAAGATTATAGAGCAGGCGCGGTTCTGGTAGCTTGCCATGGCTCCAGCCGGTAAAGCCAACTTCCTTGTTGACGGTCCACCAGACGCCGGGCGTGATCTTGCGGCCATCGAACTCCACTCGGATAACGTAGCCCTTCAGCGTGCCATCCTTGCCGCGGTAAGGGTAGACTTCCTTCGGAGTGTAGGTGACGACCTTTGGCTTGCCGTCGTTATCCAGTCGCTTTGGGTTGAGGATTGGCGGCGTACGCACGCCGACCAGCAACGGCGGCGCGTGCTCTGGCGGCGAGACAATCGAATAGCCGTGGTAGGCGTCCTTGGTAAACGTGAAGTCCTTAGCAACCGGCTTATAGGACATATCGTCACCGGTGATAATCTCGGCCGCCTCGCGATGACCGACTTGGTATAGCTCCTGCACCAGATCAAGATTATCGCCGTGGGCGCCGCACCCAAAGCAGTGAAAGCTCCAGCCGTTCTGCGACGGATACATGGTGAAGCTCGGCGTTTTCTCGCCGTGGAACGGGCAGCACCCTATAAACTCGTGGCCGTTCGCGTCTAGCTTGAGGCCGCCTTTACTGGCGATCTCCGGCATAGAATAGTCGCGCTTGATTTTATCAAAATCTATTTCGGTCATCATCGTTCCGCGTTGTGGCAGTTAGCGGGTCGGGCCTATGCTTCAGGCAATACCATTGTCCGAGATTTCCCCTGCGAAGGCTCACGTTATACCCAAACGGCGCATTAGCAATACCGCAAATCTCGCACTCATGGATAAAAACTTCAGCCGAAGTCGGTAGAGTGACATAGCGGGCGGTCAAAAAAACTCCTCCGGCCGTCCCGCCATCTGCGCAAGATACTTCAGCCCCTTATCGGTAAACACGGCGCTGGCAATCTGGCAACGCCTGCCTAGACGCTGCGTCCTGGCGAGACGTGTGACGGCATAGCCTAGTTTGCCCATCAGCATGAGGACGCGAAACAGCCGCAAGTCGTCCTGATCGCAAACGGAAGTGCGCGGGCCAAGCAGAAGCATTGCTTTTGCCACGTCTGACGACATCGGCAATTTGCCCTGCTGATCTGCCGGCACATACAGGCCACCGCCAAGAGACCGGATAAACAGGTTTCCGGATGCGACGCGCTGCGCTATCTGCCGCGACGATAGATTGCCGCGCTCGCCAGCCGTGCGCCCGGCGATCGGCCAGCCTTGCTGCTGAAACATCTCGACCACGACGGACATGCGGCGCGGGCTGCTCGCCGTCGTCACGACGTTAAGCGCGGCGTCAGAATAGATGTGGTTCCGCCAATAGCCATGTCCTGGGATAAACTTAATCCCGACTTTCGATAGAACGTGTTTCATGTTCGGCCACGGCACGGCCGGTCCGGATAGTCCGGTGAGGGCAATAAGCGCCTGCTGCGTCAATGGCTCCTCGGCTATCACCATGACGCCGCGCGCTGCGTTACAAAATTCCGCAAAGCCATTTGGACGAGATAAGACCGG